AGAATAATCAGCTTTTGCCAGAAGGTATTCGATGGACAAACAAGAGACCAGGCGAGCCGCGCTGAGAGTGTTATCGCGGCTCATTGACGACGCGCTTTACCGCGCAGAGGTAGACGAGCGAGACGCGGCTGACCCCGAAGAGGTCAGGGCAATAGAGCTAGAGCTTGAGCGCATGGCCGCCGCCTTCAGGCACACGCAGAGCTACGCGGTGACGTTCTACGACGAGCAGGGCAAGGCCGTCTTGCAAGACAGCTTCACCTATAACGGCAAAGAGAGCAGGCAAGAGTTTCCGATAGCAGCCGTCGGCAATGTTCTCTCCGTCAGCCGTGAAGAGGCGGAGCGGCTGGGCATTAGGACTCATAGCATCGCCGTCGTGAGCGATGCGATAAAGAAGCAAGACGCTCTTGCTCAGAAGCGCGCTCAGCGTAAGAGCAGGCCGAAGATGAGGACGATTACATCTACAAGGAAGGTGAGAGCATGAAGGAGGACGACGAATATGCGGCAAACGAAGGGCGCGAGTTCTTGCCCTTGATTCTTGAAGGAGAAGCTCTTGAGATCGACCTTGAAGAGAAAGACGATTGGGAAATCATTACTTGGCTTGAAGAGTTAGGCTACAGATGGAACGGCGGAAGCTGGATCGCAGCCTAACACGGAGTTACAGCATGTCACTCAAGCAATCAATCGAGCAGTTAGGCGTCGAGATACTGGCGAACGGAGACGAGCAGCGCGTTATGCTCCGCTGCTCGGACCGCCGCGTGCTGTCTCTTGCCCTTGCCATGATCGCAGGGCAGCTATCAATAGCCGCGCCCGAGATCCGCGTATGCACGATAGATCATAGGTACAGGGCTGCTACATACCCCAGGGAGCATTACGAAGCATTGCTTGATCATCTCTGGGAAGGCGAATACCCTGCAAGCATCTCCGTGCTATTGCAGGGTATTCGCAGGTAGCGTCCGATAATCCCGCTGCTTGGCATATTTGATATTTGAAAGAGGGGGTAAAAGTAGCCGTTCTCGTCTGCGGGATCCGGCAGACATTCAGGGCTACGCTCGAGGGTAGACGTTAATAGCTACGCGGGATCTCTGCGCGGCTGAGCTTGCCCGCGCGGGCCGGCGCAGTTGCTTTTGGCTGCGAGGTGATCGCTCGCAGACGGAAGCGTCTACCAGGACCTCGTAGCTGTGAATGTCTGCGCGGCCAGGTTACTGAAGGGATGAGCTTATCGGACCCCTCGGAGACTAAAAAAAATCAAGAATTATGAAAATAATGTTTGACAAGTGTATTACATCATTGTATACTCCTGACTGTTAGACGAGATTGAAAAAGGAGATTAAAACGATGACAAGCACGAAACTTACAGCGATGGAGATTCAAGAAATGATAGTAGGTAGCTTTGTTGATGCGGGCGATTACATTAATTTCATCCAGTCTGACGATAACAACGCGCCGGACTGGCAGCGCGTTAATCAAGTCGAGATTGAGGGCGACGTTGAATACGACCAAGCTATTGCTCGCATTAAGGAGAGCTTCAAGCAAGCTTCGCTGGCGAGAATGGAAGCTGACATCAAGGGCTATGTGTTCGACCAGGACGACACTTGCCTGCCTCTGTTTCGCTATGCTTCGCAAGAAGAGATAGAGACGATGGCTGAAATGAACTACGATCAAGCCCGCGAAGAAATCGAACAGAACGGGACGCTTTTTTAATCGAACCAACGAGGGTCGCAATCGGCCCTCAGTGGAATGACGGCCAGAGCAGCATTACGCGCCTGAGCCAAAAGGAGGAGATGAAGGCGATGACAACTGAAAGAACAGTGAACAGAAATCGGAACAATGGCGCGCAGGCAAATCTCGTCAAGGCCGTCAAGGAACTCGGGCACCTGGCAAGTCCGCACTATTTGAAGGAGCTTGGTTACACGGAACAGGAAATCGAAAAGGCTGTCAGAGATGGTCAGCTCGAATGGCGCGGGGATGGCAACTTGAACATCAAAGAAGATTGAGTGGAATACATGAAATCAAAACTTACGCCCGTTGAGCGCCACGCCGAAACAGAGAGGGTCAAGCAGTTTCTCGACCTGTTTGCGGCTGGCAGTTTCCATGTCGGCAGGCTTCTTACCGTTGACGACATATCTTTGCTAACCGCTGTGGCGCTGCGCCTGCAAAGGGAGCAGGCAGAGGAGGGCGAGTAATGCCAGCCAAGCAGGAAGATGCGGCGGAATTGAGGCCGACTTCGGTCAGACTGTCGGACCATACGCGAGCGTTGCTCGCCGCGCTCGGCAAGAAGTACGGCTCGCAGGGAGTGGCTGTTACGCTTGCCCTAGAGTTGCTCGCGCGCGAACCATATCGCAATGACGTAGATAAGCTAAACGGCAATCCCCGGAAGCGATGAGAGGTGTACGATGCTCAAAAACATTGCTTTGGTCGTGATGATGATATGCGTCGTCGTCATGCTTTTGCATTCGCGGTCCTCTGGCAACTTGCAGGCAGAGAATGAAGGCTTGAGAGACAAGGTTGCGCTGCTTGAAGCTAAGGCCCGCGACTGCGACAGCTATCTTGCAAACGCGATGGCTGCGCAAGCTGCTTTCGATTCCGAGAAGCAGAGGCTAGAGCGCGAGATAGAGAGGCTGAAGAGGGAGAAAGGGGAGAGGTAAGCAGCTATGACTAGAGAGTCGATTGAACGCTCACAAGAGCTACTCGAATCGTTCGCACGAAGTTATGGGTTGCCGGTATCGGTCGGCTACTTCCCGCCGTCTCACGCGCAGGCTATCAACTACAACGAGCGCACAATTCAATTCACAGATGACAGCTTTTCCATGTGCGGAATTTATGATCAAGGGAAGATAGTCGCCGTCGTCGAATTCTTGAAGAATTTCTGCACCTGTAATCAGCACGACTGCGACCACAGGCAGGACGCCATCGGCGCAGCCTTCACCCTGATTCAGGCACATCAGAAGTTCAACGCCGCAGAGTGGGATCGCCGCCGTGTTGAGGCCGCGATTGATTCGGGGAAAGGGTTGTTATGAAGTATCTAGCTATGATCGGAGCAGCCGCCCGTGACCGCATGGCCGCCTATTATGCCGTGACCGAGGCGACCACCCGCAAATGTGTGGCCGCCCGCAACTGTATGACCGCCCGCGACCGAGTGACCTGTTCCCACCGTATGACCGCCTGCGACCGTTCTACCGCCTTGTACAGTGTGTCCTGCTCTACCTGAATATGTATGTCCCATAGTGGCGAAACTGTAGCATAGGGAGGGCTTGCGATGAAAGGCTCAGAACTTATCAAGCTGATTCAGGCTGAAATAGACGCCTTTGAGCAGCCGACCAACAGGAATTATCCGCACCTTGCCCTCGCTCTACGGTGATGCCTCTGTCGGCGCGATAATGGGATTGGAAAGGAGTAAACCAGGGCCAAAGCCTAAGCGAGCGAAGAAAAGGGGTGACAGTATACCAGAACAATTGTTTCTGAGTTGGAGGTGTTAAAAAATGAGAGACCAATTGGAAAAAGCAGATTCACTGCTCAGCCAAACGCAGGACTTAATTCGGAAGTCCATAGCGACGACAGGTCGGTTTGAGCTACTCGAAAACGCAAAGGAAGTTGTGGAAATCGAGTGGCACGACCGAACTGAAACGCCACCGTGCGGCTTAATTTGGGCCAGTGATGGTTATGGCCTGTGGACGCTTCGCTCTGATGGAAAGCCGATTCCAGAAACGGCTACGGCAGTTAAGTTTTGGGCGGTCGCGTTAATCCCGAAACCGCCATTAATTGAAGCGAGAAAGTAAAGGTGTGGGTGACAGTATGCCAGTCATGGAGGAGGCTAGGAAGCGATGAAGACTGAAGAACTCGAAAAAGAATTCGAGCGATTGAAGCTCGAGAATCCGATCCTGCGCGCCGCGCTTATGCTTCACAGGCGCGGTGACTGCTCGCTTGAAAATGCGCTCAAGTACGCGGTCGTATATCTCGCCAAAGAGAGCGCGGTATATAAAAACTCGGTGTTTCGGGCTCTTACGACATCGCGAGTGCCGCTTGATTTTGCTGACGGTCTTTCGCTGAGCGTGGATGCACCGCTCAGCGATGAGAGTGCGTGCTTCTTAGAGTCACTATTGCCGCGACTCCCCTTATACTGTCCGAAGTGTAAGCATCAGAGTCTCAATGATACCTGGCGGCGTTCCGGGGATGGTTGGCACTGTAGCCATTGTGGTCATCTGCTTGACGAAGCCGAAGCCGACAGATGTCACTGACTAAAGATTTAAGGTTAAGATGAAATTCAAAGACAGCGTATCTATAAACATCGACGGCGACGAGCTTGAGGACGAATCAACCCTCGACTCATACCGCGACCGCGCACTTATGGAGTCAATCGCTGAGATAGAGCGTCGTCGTCCCGATATGGCACAGCAACGCTCTGTAATTCACATCGCGGGCGAATACATAGGCGGCCAGCAGCGATGCGTGAGATGCTCGCGCGTGCTGATTGATAACAGGCATATTCAGATCATCGACGGCACGCGCGTGGCTATCTTCACGCGCGGTACAGATGTAGCCGAAGTGGCAGGCGGCTTCTGCTTCAGGAGCGGTCACGAATTGCGCGAAAACGAAGTTCCATGCTCGGATCAAAGCTCTGAAATTGAAATGATAATCAGGCAATAAGAACGAAAAAGTTCGCCCGGCGTCAACTTTTTTCTTTAACTGCCATCGCTTTATTGAACAGTAATTTACAATCGCGACGATTCGCTCGCACAGCACGCCTCGTAAATCCCACCTATTGCGCAGCCATTTTTCTTATGCTATATGCGTTTACTGTCAGGCCCCAAAGCATCAACCTGATAAAACGGCGACGAGCAAGGGTAACAAAAGCTGAATACGGTTCTCCCCGACAGGGTAGACAGGCAACGCCACTGCCTGTCGTGAGATTATGGCCCGCATTCAGCATAACTGTCTCTTGACCTACAAGAGATCGCGACGACGACATCTTTGAAAGAACAAAAAAAAGCAAACCGCTTTCAGCGTCGCCAGGCCGCGCGGATAAGCGCGCGCGCAAGGAAGAGCAGACATGCAGGTCCCGAGATGATGAGCGCCCGAGAGGTAGAGATGCGGGCGGCGAATCAAGCCCGCGTGAAAGAGAGCAGGGATAGCCGCGAAGTGATTGAGATTCGCAGGCACGGCCCGCGCGTATCGGAAAACTCGCGCATCCTTGAGCGTCAGATGATTTTCGCAGGCCCGCACACGGGCGGCGCGGTCTTAGATCAGTTGATCAGGAGCAATGAGCCCTGCTTCTCGTATGAGGCGGAGGGTGAGAACGGGCGCAGGTACAGGCGTGAGATTTACCGCGCGACCGTGAAGAGATAAAAAGAATCGCGGGGGAGACGGGCGGCCAGGTCAGTCTCCCCCGCGCACGATTGAACGACACTTACATCGGAAACAAATAGACGACCGGGCAAGTCGTTCAACCATGACCCGGTCGCTGGCCTCGCGGGGCGATGAAGTCTTCCGGCTTTGTCGCCCCGTTTGACGCGCTCAGAGATAGCAATTTGCGCCACACAAGTCAAGCGGCTTTTGTCCTGGGCGCTCAAATAATTTAAGCGTCGTCTAGACTAACCCCATGCACGATTCATAACCCCATGCACGATAAAAAAAAGCAGCGTGAGATCGCGGACCCCGAAGGGGTGCGATACCGGGTAATGACGCGCGGCGGCAAGGAGTGGCTTCAGCGGCTCTGCGACGCGAGGGACAACACCTGCGGGCGGCTCGCGATGGCGCATTCGCCGAAGTGCAGGCAGGACGGCGGCGCGACGCCGCGCGGGGCCGCGTCGGTTCACACGAAGACAGGCGAGCACTCTAAGGATTTCCAGACCCGCTTTCGCAAGCGGGCGGAAGAGTTCTTAGCGAACCGTGACGGCAAAGAGCTTGCCCGCGCGATTGCTTATGCTACGACGCTCGTAGAGGATGCCGTCGAGCGCGTAGACAGCTTCGAATCAGGCGCGGCGTGGCTTGCAGCGCAAGATGCGATGAACAGGAATGATCGCTGGTCGGCTAAGAAGATAAACCCCGGCGACGAGGCGGCGCGCGCAGAGCAGCTCGCAGAAGTGGAGCGAGCGTCGGACGATTTGAGGCGGGCGATCAAGCAGGGCGTTGCGGAGCATCACTCGAAAGAAGAGCTTAGGAAGCACGTCGAGTTTCAGACGAAGCTCGTCGAGCGCGAGACAGGCATCGAGGTCAAGACGGGGATGATGGTCGCCTTTCAAGAGCTTATCGCCGCGAGCAATCGCACGTATGACATTTTGATGAAGTATGTCGAGCCTTCCAAACGAGCAGACCTACTCGACGAACTTTCAGGCATGGTGGCTCCAGCGGCTCAGAGATCGTTTATCGCGGGACATTGAAGATCAGCAAGCGCAGGTAATAGACCGCCCTCTATTCAAGACCTACAGGCCGCACGGCGCGGCTGCTGAGCTTCATCGCAGAACGGATAAAGAGATTCTCATTAGCGGCCCTGCCGGGACCGGGAAGAGCAGGGCGGACCTTGAGAAGCTCGACGATGTTCTGACTCAATACCCGGGCGCGCGCGGCCTCATCGTTCGTAAGACGCTCACAAGCCTGAAGAGTTCCGGCCTCGTCACCTTTGACGAAAAGGTCAGGCCGCAGGATAGAGGGGTCACCTTTAAAGGCGAGAGCGCGAAGCGGCCCGCTCAGTACACATACCCGAATGAATCCGTCGCCGTCATAGGCGGGCTTGATAAAGCCGACAAGGTACTCTCTAGCGAATACGACATCATCGTCGTCATTCAAGCCGAAGAGTTGACCGTAGATGACTGGGAAAAGCTGTTGACGCGACTGAGAAACCACGTCGTGCCTTTTCAGCAGCTCATTGCGGACGCGAACCCGGACGCCGAGACCCACTGGCTTAAACAGCGATGCAACGCGGGCGGCTGCGTCCTGCTCGAAAGCCGCCATGAAGACAACCCCGAGCTTTATGACCGCGAGCGGAAAGAATGGACGCCTCGCGGCAAAGAGTATATCGAGACCCTCGATAAGCTCACTGGCGTGCGAAAGCTGCGGCTGCGTTACGGGAAATGGGCGGCGGCAGAGGGCGGCGTGTACGAAGATGTTTATGATCCTCTGATTCACCTTGTTGACGACGACAAGTTGCGCGATTGGGGCATCATCGAAAATGAAATCGGCGATCCGATCCGCCTCAATTCGAGCGTCGTCAGGCGCGTGCTCGCAGGCATTGACTGGGGTTTCACAAACCCCGGCGTGCTTCAGGTATGGCCCCAGGACGGCGACGGCAGGATCTATCGCGTCTTTGAAATCTACCAAACGGGAAAGACTATCGACTGGTGGATCGAAAAGGCGACCGAGGCGCGCGACTATTTCGGCGTCGAGGTCTTTATCTGCGACCCTTCCGAGCCTGCATATATAGAGCAGTTCAAGCAGGCCGGGCTCAACGCCGTCGGCGGCTTTAACGACATCGCCCCTGGCATACAGGCGGTCAGGCAGCGTTATCAACTAGCAGGCGATGGCCGCGCGCGAATCTACCTCAGACGCGATGCGCTGCTTGCTCGCGACCCGAAGCTTGAGGACAAAAAGAAGCCTTGCTGCACTGAAGAGGAGATCGACGGCTACGTCTGGGACAAGACGAAGCTCGGAGAGAAAGAGGAGCCTGTTAAGGTGAACAATCATGGCAATGACGCCAAGCGATACGTTGTCGCTCACCTTGACATCGAGGGCGCTGTGCAAGCGGCGGGCGGCGGCTCTGACCCCGAAGGCGAAACCTCACGCGACCGCATACGAGCGCGCGGCGGCATGCTCAGAGACAGGTTCGGCGCGGGTATGAAGAGAGGCAGATAGCTTGAACTCAAAGCCAAGACCTAAATTAGCGGAGCGCGTCATTCGCCGGCTCTTCGGCTCTTACATTGATTCGCAGGTCACAGCTCAAGTAGAGGAGCGTCTGTCCAGGCAGGCAGTCTCGTACGGCTCTGACCCCGATGCGGGCGATGGCTTCCGCTCTATCGCTACGACACGCCGGGATCTGACGCCTGTAGATCAAGACAAGCTCATTAACATCGCGAGCTACCTCGCGAACGCGAACCCCCTCGCCTCGCGCATCAGGAAGCTGAACAGGGATTTCGTCATCGGCGACGGCATAACGATAGAGGCTGACGATAAAGAGACGATTCAGCCCATCATAGACCAGTTCTGGAAAGACCCGCTCAACAATTTCGACGAGTTTCAATTCGACGTAGTCGATTATCTTTCAATCTACGGTGAGCTAATCCTGCCTACTTTCGTAAACCCGTTCAACGGCAAGACCGTTGTCGGATGGGTTGACCCCGTAGAGGTTGATCGCGTGCTGCCCGATGCGACGAATCGCCGAATCATGCGCCGCGTGCTTATGAAGTACGGCGCGTCTGCGGGCGCGAGCGACCTCGTCACGGTCGAGAGCAAGCGCCTCGTCTACGACATAGCGAACGTAGTCACGGACCCGAACGATAAGGCATACGGCTACCGCAAGGGCAACGTCTTACATTTCAAGATCAACTGCGCGCCTGACGCGCGGCGTGGGCGCTCTGATTATGAAAGCCTGATTGATTACCTCGATATACTCGACCAGTCGATGTGGAACGACCTTGAGCGCGTACAGATGCTCCTCAAGTTCGTCTGGGATGTAACCGTTGATAAGGCGACGCCGGAAGACGTGGAGAAATTCGTCAAGGCCGCCAAACTAGATAAAGAGCCGCCGCCTGGCGCTGTGCGCTATCACAACAAGGCGGTCGAGTTTAAGGCCGTGACGCCTGAGCTTAGGACGCAAGAGACCTGCAAGCTTGCAGACTCGACGCGAAAGTTCGTCATCGGCGCGGCGGGATTTTCGGACTTCTTCATCGGCTACACGGAGGGCGCGAACCGCGCCTCGTCAGATAACCTCGATAAGCCCATCCTGCAATCGCTTCAATCCAGGCAACGGAAGGTCCGCGCGATGTTTCGAGAGCTTATAGACTACGCCATAGACCAGCGCGCGCTATCCGCTGCGGGCCGCAGTCTGAAGCTAGGGCTTGAGACGGGCCGCATCTCGCGTAACTTCACAATCTCAATGCCGGAGCTTCACGTCAAAGACTTGAGCAAGGTAGGCAACATGATCGCGCAGCTTGGCTCCGCGCTCGACCTTGCGGTTGAGAAAGGATGGCTGAGCAATGAGACAGCGCAGACCGTCTTTGTGTCTCTCTTGCCTCAGTTCGGCCTTGAGCAGGTGAAGATAGACGAGGAGCTGAAGAGGATCGAAGCCGAGACGGCAGACAGGGAAGCTGCGGAGACCGAGAAGGCTAAGGCTAAGGAGAAGTCACTTGCCGATAAGTTAGACGGTGAAGAGAGCGACGACGAAATGGTCGCCTGAGGTAATCATGGATAACAGGCAGAGACTGGCAAACGCAATCGCAAACATGAGCGAGCTTGAAGTAGACCAGATCGTCGATGCTGTTCGCTACCGGGCGGGCGGCGATGACCTGTCCGAATGCTTTTCTGATGCCGTGCGAGCGATGCAGGCACAAGGGCTGCTCTCGGACATTGCGCTCTGATGTATGACCGATGCGGAAATCAAGCGAGCTATCACGGCGCGGATCAAAGAGACGATTCGCGCTATAGAGCAGCACGAGCGCGAATACATTGCCCGCGCCGCGAAGCTTCTCGGCGCGCTTCGGCTTGAGATCATCGCGCGCATCGCAGAGAACTCCTCTGAGTTCGATGCAAGCGTGCTGAGACAGCTCAAGAACGCAATAGAGGCCAGCCTTCAGCGATTCGAGCATGACGCCACGATAGCTATTCAACAGGATTTGCGCAGGGCGTTTGACCTCGGCGCGCAGCTCGTAGAGTCGCCCGTCGCTGTCGTCAATACGTCGTCGTCTCTTGTCGTGATCGACCGCGCTTCGATCCTCGTCGCCGCAGAGCATTCGGCAGACTTGATCAGAGACCTGACTGCGGAAGTACGAACAGGTGTAAACGCGATACTGCGGCGCGGGCTGCTCGGCGTCATAAGCAAAGCCGAAGCGATCAAGCTTATCGGCGCGCGGATAGACAAGCCCGGCTCTCTATTCAACAAGCCTTCAGCCCGCGCGGCTACGATATGGCGCACAGAGACATATCGAATGCAGGCGATCTCTACTCACGCGAGGATGATCGAAAACGAGAGATTGATGCGGGGCGCAGGGTACACGCTCAAGCGGCGGTGGCTCTCGGCTCAAGACCTGAGAGTGCGCGGGCGTAAGAAGACAGACGAGTTCTCGCACGCCTTAGCCGACGGGCAGATCAGGGCGATCAATGAGCCGTTCGACATTCCCATACTGCTCAAGGGCGTGCCTGTAGGCTCAGAGCCTCTTGAATACCCGCGAGACCCGAACGGCTCGCCGGGGAATACGATCAACTGTAGATGCCTCGCGAGTCCTGTGATTGAAAGGACGGCTGCGTAGATGGATTTCTTTCTTTTATGGATCGTCGGTCTACTCGTTACTGCTCTGGTCGCTTACGCTTTGCGGGGAAGCACTTCAAGCGTTCCGATTATCCCGAATATGTCACCTGTGCCGAGACCGACCGTTAAGCCTGTAGCTACAGATACTACAAGGCGCTCGCCAGGTTTCTCTGACTTCTTTCTCGGCTACACGGAGGGCGCAAACCGCGCGTGTGGCTATTGCGGGCGCGAAGGTGGAAACAAAGCAACATGTGACGGATGCGGAGCGCCCCTGAGAATGCCGCCGGAGGCATTAAATGGGCAGATGGAATCAAGGCAGAAACAAGCTGCGCGCGATCACGCAGCCGCTCAGAGACTACTTCTGCGCATACGCAGGCTCGAAGGGAAAGCCAGCCGCCGTGCCGTGCAAGGTACAGGGAGCAAGCGCAGAGCACGCCGCGAGAATGTTCGACATGGGGCAGGGGCGCAACCCTGAACATACCGTGCTTGTCTGGACGCCTGAGATGATCAAGCGCGGCTCTAAGCCTTTCACCTACAACCTGACTAATATAGGCGCAACCCGGCTCTCTCCGATGATGCCCGCACAGAAGATTCGCGGCTTTCACGATGACGTGATGTAGGTATCCTGGAACTTCCCATTATAAGATAACTAACAAGGGTTGATTCTTATGGATGAAATCAAGGAAACGGTCGAATACCTCAAGCGGCGCATAATAGAAGAGCGGACCAAACCGGGAGTGAATACCGAGGACCTTCACTCTTTGGTCAAAGACATCTGCTACGATTTACTTAATACTGCGCGCGTGGAGGATCTGGGCGGTTGCCCTCTATGTCAGTCGTAATGCTACGTTAAATGTAGGTACCTCGAAATTCCTGTCATACGATAACTGATAAATCGGTATTGCATTAAAGATTTTTTATCTAGCGAAGACGATAAAAACTAAGGCTGACGACGAGGGCGCATCCCTGGCGATTGCGCCTTTCGCGGGCATAATATGCGCAACAAAGGCGCGCTCGTTTCAAGTGGCTTATTCGTCTTGCGCCTAACCCGGATAGAGCGAGGTATCCTTCGGGATTGAACGACGACGACGCATGCCGGATGGGGGCTATTATCCCCCGGCCAGCGACCCGGCGACCGGATGCTCCCTTCGTGGAGTCAATTTTCATTCAATGCCGGGCAACCTAATCTGCCATGCGGCTCCTGATTCATGTCTCGCTCACGATCAGAACTTCACGAAGGGAGGTACACGTCGATGAAGTTTGAATAACGACATTGCCGCAACGCATAACGGGGTTCTCTGTGAAGAACGGGGGGATGGGCAACCATCCCTCATATATTGTTCCTTTGCTGCTAATAATATTAGCCATCAAAGACAATGGAATATTAAATGGAATATTTTCAGGATAATATCCCACGAGTTTGCCACGCCCGCTGACTTCGGTTGGCGGGCTTTTCCTATTGGATAGCAAATCTGTAGATCCTCCTCCGGTTTGCCCGCCGCACCTGCTCTCGCGGCGGGCCTTTTTTTATTGATAGCACTTTTCAACAGGAGGGAAGCAAATGGCCGAAGCAAAGAAGAGAACGCTCACAGTACCGGAGCAAGAGTCGAGGGGCGATCAAATCGCTCTGCTTGCAAAGAAGTATAAGAGCCTCGCGGGGCTGCCTGACAGCCACGTTCACACGCGCTCAAAGGACGGCAAGACCGTGCTGCTACTCGACGGCACGAGGGTAACAGACGAGATCCTGAAGACAGCCGCGAAGCCTGAAAAGGAAGAGAAGTAAGCCCGAAGCAGTAAGCCCCGATCAATAACACTCACACGGCGAGCGCGTCTCGCGTGGGGATTTCTATGCTCATAATTCACATCAAACAGGCGGGCATTAACCTGTCCGAGATCATCAAGCTCGTCTGCAATGCCGTGTGTGAGCAGTTCAAGCTCGCAAACGGCTACGACCATATTTATTACTGGCCCGACGAGATCTTCGACGATGCGGTCATAGTCAAGAGCCGCATTGACGGCAAGCTGTACCGCCTGGGCTACACGATCACAGAGAAGACGGTCACCTTCGGGGAGGCCGTCGAGGTAGAAGAGAAATTCGTGCCCGTAGAGGCAGGCGGCCAGGTTGCGACAGAAGGCGATGCGATGCAGGTCTATCGCGTCGCGGAAGACGCGCAAGAGACCGAGCAGGAAGCGAGCATCGCGTTCACGGTCGGCCAGGCGCAGAAGGTAGACCCGAAGGGAATGCAGTGGCGATGCCAGGTCATCGGGTTCGGGATGTCTAAGACCCGCGACATCTGGGAGGCACCCATCTTCCGCCAGTCGCTGCCGCAGTGGGAGAACATCCCCTGCTACATAGATCACCCTTCAGAGTCAGAGATGCGCGACCTGCCCGAGCGGTCCGTCCAGAAGAAGTGCGGCTTCTGGTCTAACTTCGAGGTCACAGCGCAGGGCGTGAGCGCGACGCTCACGATAGCCCCGTCGTTCGCCTGGCTTGGCGAAAACCTCCTGTGGGCTCAGCAGCACAATCAGCCCGATTTCGCGGGCTTCTCAATCATAGCGCAGACCCGCGCGAAGCAAGTCACCGCCCCGGACAATCAACCAGCCCGTTTGCACACGCAGATCGTAAGACCGCTCTCCGTTGACGTGGTCACGCAGGCTGCCGCAGACGGGCATCTACAAGTCGCCCTTGCATCGAATCGCGGGCGAGACAACGAGGACAACATGAACAAAGAGTTACTAAGGTTGCTGTTTAACAACCCTCAGACCTTTGCCTTCGTGCGTCAGTCTCTCGCCGCAGATGGCGTGCAGGGAGTGACCGCGCAGACGACGGAAGACCAGCTCGTAAACATCGTAGTCGCAGACCAGAAACACGTTGATGCTGTCGGCACGCTCCTGAAGGTCGCGCAAGCGGCGGCGAGCATCTTCGCTCCGCCGGCGCAATCGCCCGTCGCTCAGGCTCAGCAGGCACCCGCTCCCGGCACGGCACCGGCTGCGGCTCCTACGATTGACGACATGCCCGTAGAGATTCAGCGCACTGTCATATCGCAAGCGATTAACGATTCGTCTGCGGGCGAAGCGGTCAAGCAGACATGGCGCGCGCGCTTCCTCAATCCGGTTACACCCGTGAAGGCCACAGTCGCGCAGGCGGCCATTCAGAGCGAGACCGAGCTGCTCGGCGTCTACGCGCAGGCAGGCATCGTGAACAACCCCTCGCGCGCCGAAGTAGGAACCGAGCAGGTAGACCGGTTCGCAATTGCTCTCGCAAAGTCATTCGATATTTCCTTCGAGGCGTTCAACTCTATTGCTGGCTGCCAGGATCAGGTCGTGCAGCAGAGCAACGGAAGATTTTTCCAGGCTGCGCAGGATGAATGGAACTCGATACCGAAGATCGTCTCGATCCGCGATTTCTATTCGCAAACGACAGGTGATGTGAACCTGCGTGGCGTTGCGCGTGGCTCTCGCCTTGCGCGGCAGGCCGTATGGGTAACCGCAGACTTTGCCGAGGCGCTCGCTAACGTCGTCAACAAGCGCCTTCTCATGGTCTACCGTGAAGAGTCGTACCCCTATGATTTGATATGCAAGATAGTGCCAGCCCGCGACTTCAAGCAGCGTCAGGCAATCCTGATGGGCTATTTCGCGGACCTTCCGGCGGTCGCCGAAAACGGCCCGTACCTTTCGCCTTCTGCTCTCACGGACACCAAAGAGGCTTATTCAATAAGCAAAAAAGGTCGTCTGGTTGAATTGACCCTTGAAGACCTCGCGAATGACGATCTTGCAGGTTTTTCGACCGTCGTTGCTCGCCTGGGCCGCACGGCGAAGCGCACGCTTGCGAAGTTCGTCTTCAACGACCTCGTAATGTCGAACCCGACGATGGCGACAGATTCGCTCGCCGTCTTTCATACCTCGCACAACAACCTGATCACAGATACGCTCGGCACGACGGGCTTGAAGAATGGCGTCGGCGCGCTCCTCTCGCAGACCGAGCCTGGCTCAAACGAGAAGATGTCTGTCTCGGTCGATAAGCTTCAGCTCTTCATCTCTCCCACGTCCTATGTTGACGCGCATGCCGTGACCGACTTCAACAACGCGGGCGGCGGCGAGACGAACGCTACTGCGCAAGCGATCCGCCGCATGCGGATCACTCCGCACTCGATCAACGTATTCGAAGACGATAACGACTGGCTGTTGACAGCCTCTAATGCGGATGTGGACATGGTCGAGCTTGCCTTCTTCAACGGCAACGAAGAGCCGGAATTCTTTGTCCAAGATGATCCGCGCGAGGGCGTGTCGTTTTCGAATGATGTGATCTTGCGGCATAAGATCCGGCACATTTACGGCGGCGTCGTCGTCGATTATCGCGGGATGGTCAAGAGTGCTGTTGTTGACGAGTAATCAGCCCTGACGATTCACGAATAGCAGACAGACCGAGGGCGGGCCGCGTGCCCGCCCTCGCCTTTTCAGGAGAAAGAATATGAAATTGAAAAGATTCAATACCGTGATGGTCGGGGCTGTCGTCGCCGCGCTGCTCTGGCTCCCTTTGCTTTCGCTTGCGCCCGCAAGCGTCTACGCGCAGACTGCTAAGAACGTGCAGGTCGCCTTCGCGTCTGCGGCGCGAACAGCATCGGCGAACTCAAGCCCGTTCAGCGTTGGTGACGCAGACCATCTCGTCGCGTTCCTTTCTGTCACCGCAGGCACAGGGACGACGCCGACGCTCGACGTGAAAGCCCAGGACTCGCCCGACGGCGGCACGACATGGTTTGACCTCACGGGCATGAGCTTCGCGCAGGTGACAGGCTCTACGTCGTCTCAGACGGTCTACGCGACCCGCACCTTCTCGCCAAAGATCAGGTTCGTGGCTACCATAGGCGGCACGACTCCGAGCTTCACCTTCTCTGTCCACTTCATAAGCTACAAAGGCAACCCTATTGTCGTCGCGACCTCGGACGCGAACGCATCGAACCTCACATCAGGAACGATACCGCTCGCGCGGATCGTAGACCTGACGAATACCCAGGTCTCTGGCTCGGCGGCTATAGCATACAGCAAGCTCTCGCTGACCGGCTCTATAGTGAACGCAGACCTGTCAAGCTCTGCGGCGATAGCGAGCGGGAAGCTTGCCGAAGACGTTGCGCGAACAGCTTCAGTCACGATCCCGACCGCCCAGGTTCTGACGCTCAACGCCACGCCGCGCACGCTCGTGGCCGCTCCGGGCGCGGGCAAGATCACCCTGATAGATGAGATCACCTGCAAGCTTGTCTTCAACTCGGTTGCCTACACGGGCTCGAACGCGCTTGAGTTCAGGTACACGAACGGAAGCGGCGCGAAGGTGACAGCAGATATAAGCTCCTCTTTCCTGAATTCGGCGTCAGGCACAAACTACAGCAGCGTGAAGGGCGTAACGACTGCGCTCACGCCTGTAGCTAACGCCGCCGTCGTCGTCTTCGTGCCCACCGCTGACCCAGGCGCGGGAAACTCCGATCTGGTCTTCACGATTAAATATCGAATCATCACACCTTAGACCTGACGCGCCGCCTTCCGTGCCCGCAGTCAACGGCCAGGGCATCCCACTGCGGGCAACCGCTTGTATCGGTCGCTCTGGCCGTTGATGCCTTAGAGAGCAGAAGCGATGGCAATATCAACTAGAAAAAAGTCTGACTTCGTCGAATATGTTTCGCACCGACTCATCAGGGACGGCTCACCGGACTCGCCTGGCGTGCTACAGCCGCCGGATTATGACGACGCGGTCGATGCTGCCCTTGAGCAGTACTCTAAAGACAACCCGCTTGAATTCGTGAAAGATATTGATGGCGAAGCAGGCGGGCTTCGCGTCGTCGCCGTGAGCGACCTGCCCGGCTTCGATGAAGACTTCTCAGGTGACCCGCGCATCGAGATCATAGATAACGCGAGCGGCGATGTCATTACCGAGATAGATGTCCGTTATTGGAGGTATCGCCGGACGCCCGCCGGGCAGACCGTCGAGTTGCTAGAAGACTCTGCGGGCAGCGGTCAATCGCTGCGCTACACCTACAAGATCAAGCGCGTTATTGACGAATCCGACCCCGATCTTACGACCGTCCCCGATTCGGACTTCTATGCCTTCTGCAATCTCGCAGCATCGAAGGCAGCGCGGTATCTCGCGAACCATTACAAGCACACCCGCGAAGGCAGTTATATGCAGGGTGACGTGGTCTACTTCCGCACTAAGGCGTCAGAGTTTGAGAAGGCAGAGAAAGATCACAAGAATGAGTACAACAATCACATGGGGATAGGTAAAGACGTTGAGGCGTCAGCCGCCGTCGTCATCGTCAATCAGGATTTGAGCGATTCCCGAGGTATGGATCGCTTCACTCACGGGCGGCGGTTTCGTTGAGCGTTACCTGGGTGCGCAGACATTCACAGCTACGAAGTACTGGTAGACGCTTCCGTCTGCGAGCGATCACCTCGCAGCCAAAAGCAACTGCGCAGGCCCGCGCGGGCAAGCTCAGCCGCGTAGAGATCCCGCGTAGCTATTAACGTCTACCCTCGAGCGTAGCCGTTCTCGTCTGCCGGATCCGCAGACCAGAACGTCTACCTCGTCGATCAATAAGAATGAGCACAATCGCGATAGATACAATCGTGAACGCCTGCTCGGATGTTCTGAAAGCTATTCCGAGCATCGGCGTCAGCGAGTCGGGCGAAAAGCTTGTGTACCCGCGCGTGCGCTATGTCAACGACGGCAGAGACATTGAATTCAAAGTGCTCGTCGGGGATTACAACTTCTCGCCGCCGCGCGCTCATTTCTGGATGCTGTTCAATACGACAAGCATCCCGATACTCGACGGTTTCAGCAACCTCGTAGGCGTCGAGCACACGATCAAATTCTTCGGCCATATGGCCGTCGTAGACAGCGCGGCCCCTGAGCTTGAGAGCGCGTCTCTCTTTCGGGCCGAGATTGACGCTATCCTCGCCGCCTTCGCAGATTCGATTGACCTCGGCCTGGGCTGCTCGATCACTCATCAACAATTCAGAGTGTTGAATGCAGGCGACGGCCAGGCGGCGGGCGCTCTCTGTCACATAGCCGAGTGCGCGCTGCCCGTGACCGCTTACAACGTGTAGGAGTTCACAATGAGCGTTAAGTGTTTTTACCTTGAGCCTGCAAATAAAGTCCGCCGCTCCCTACGTCGCTTTGAAAGCGGCTCTAAATGCCCGTTGCCGCAAGGCTACCATGACGCCTCAATTGTGCTAGATGAAGTGCCTATTGAACGCGACGAGCGCGGGTATATTAGCAACACAACCGAGTGGCCTCATGACGACACACGGTGGCCTTCCCATTGTGCTTGCGGCTACGAGTTTAAATCGGAAGACCAGCATCAACTCTTTCTTGAGGAACTCTACAAACGCAGTGATACAGGAGAGCAATGTACCCTTCGCGAGGCCGGGCCTGGAGCGATGTGGGACGCATGGTGGATGGCTGAAGCGTACAAAGGCCCGGACGGTCGCTGCCTGGTGGTCAACTGCCCCAACGGTTTTTCGTGGATGATTGATGACCGCGCGAGTAACTGCACGATGCCTGCTGATAACACGCATAAATGCTGGATTCGTCATGGCGAGCCGCCAAACATTACGGTTGATAAAAACGGGGTCACCTGTAACGCGGGCGCAGGGTCCATTCAAGCAGGCGATTATCACGGATTCTTACGCGATGGTGAATTCACATAAGCTCTCTTAATCGCACGACATCTCAATGGCTGAAGTGAAGGTCATTATCAGCGGCTATAGAGCCGAGGGGCTTGCCGCTCGCCTCAACTCTGCTTTCGCAGAAGAGGGCAGGGCGTTCATGGCGACGGCGACCGAGAAGATTCTAGGGACCTGGCAGGCCAGCTCTCCTGTTGATATAGGAGCCTACAGAAACAGTCAGACCGCATCAGTAGAAGTAGGCGGCTCTCAGATAACCGGGGCTGTTGGTACGCCGATCAATTACGGCTCAGTGTTAGAGCAGGGCAGGCGCGCAGGAAGCAGACAGCCCCCGACGGCTGCGCTCGAAGGATGGGTCGCAAGGAAGCTAGGCATCGCAGACCCGAAGACAGTTCGCTCCGTCGCATTCTTAGTTGCGCGGCGCATAGGCGAGCGCGGGCTTCCTGCGAAGCGACCGCTCGCGAAAGCCCTTGAAGAAAATCAGGCGTTCATCAAGCAATTATTCGAAGTAGATTTTGCAGCCGCTATAGCGAAGAGGCTTTAATTTCTCACACGCGAGGTAATCCAATGTCAGATACAAGCACGACCTCTGCGGCAGATGCCGCTCAAGAGACGGCAGGGCGCGAGCCGAACAGCCGCAAGGTGAAGCTCCGCCGCATCACGCACAAGGTTCCTAAGCTGGATGAAAACAAGCAGCCGGTCTTAGACGATAAGCAAGAGCCCGTGATGGTCGATGAGCCTGTCGTTATGCTGACGCAGGCGAGCGTACCGCGCCCCGACAAGCCTTACGAGCATATAGAGCTTGACCCTAATCAAAATGAATTCGAGTTCAGCGTAGATGATGCCGCGTACCTGTTACGCGAGCATCCGAGCGCGCTCGGAACGGTCCCTGATGCACCCACGAAGCTGAAAAGAAACGCAAAGGAGTAATCCATGCAACCTGACAGTCAAGTTATAGCCTTCGCGATAGGTAAGAAAGAAGCGAACTACGGCGTCTCTGAAGGCAGCGGCCTTTACCTCACCTGGATTCCGGCGAATCAGGTCGATTTCCCTGAGCTTGAATTGAAGTATAGGGACGACTCTTCGGATATAAACGGGATGCACGGGGCGACCGAGCGCGAGATAGAGTCTGCAATGGGGAAGAAGGCGTGGGTCTTTCAAGCAAGCATCGAAATGCTTGCCTTCGCCGCCGCCATGCAGCTCGGTCGCACGTCCGTGAGCGGGTCCGCCGATCCCTGGTCGCTGCTCGTCAAATGGCCCGACCTCTGCACGATCAATCCGCCTTCGTTCGGCTACTTTCACGGCGCGAACTGCGCGGGGCAGACAGGGACATTCAAAGACCGCAAGGGCGTCGTGATCGCTCAGCAGACTATCGAGATACCGGGGCGCGGCCCCATCAAGCATTCGCTTGCGCTCGTAGACGACGGCTCGATCACGCCTGACACATCGTTCTCCGTTCCCTCTTCTCCGACCTCGGTACAGAAGGTGCTCGGCTCGCATGCCGTGATACAGCTAGGCCCGCCAAGCTCTCTCGTCAACCTCTCTGCGGCGAAGACGATCCGCGACTGCAAGATCACGATTAACTCAAACCCGAAACAGATATATGCGCCCGGCTCGAACGTCACGACGGTAGACGAGATGCAATTCGGCGACGTGACCGACGAGGTAGACCTCACCGTGAAGGGCGACGAGTCCTCGGCCATCTTCGGATACTACACGAGCAAGACGCTTGTGCAGTTCACCTGCCTGATTGACCCGGGCGTTTCGCCGCTTCGAACATGGCTATACACGAAGACGAACTGCCACGTCGTATCGTGCAAGATGAAGCCCTCGGGGAAAGAGAGCCAGCTTGAAGTGAAGCTCGGCTCTCTTTCAACCTCTACCGACTTCAACGGCCCGGCGCAGATACTTGCGAAGACGGGCCTGGCTACGTGGCTTGTCTCAGCGCCGTAATTAACGCTCACGCACGGGGCCGGGCTCTGCCCGGCCTCTTTCTATTCACCCTAACAAAAAACGAGGAATGACCATGTCACAAGACGCCCCGATCAATGACCAGACGAACAGAGTCAACCCGCTCGACGAGCTTTTCGGCTCAGGCGATATACGAGTAAGCCTGCTCAAGCCCAACGGTGAAGAGTCAGGCGTCGTCGGCGTCTTCAAGCCGATAGAGCCGCAGCACAAGATTCGTTACGATCAGATCGTGCAGAAGGGCTTCGGCGGAAGAAAACCCAAATACGACGACGGCGACAGGTACGCATTCCCGAAGGTGATAAAAGAGATCGAAGGCTTGACGCCGGAAGACTGCGGCGGCGTTGAGCCTGTTAAGTGGTGTCAGACGACACCGAAAGGCTTCCTCTTGCTCAAAGCGTTGATGAATGGGTACTGGAATCAGACCGTCATTACCAGCGACGACGACGCAAAAAAGTAGAAGCGGCGGCTTACATCATCCTCACGGCGCGCGATGGCAAAGACCCCTACATCATCGACAATCATCTCTCTATCAAGCGCGGCAATTTCTACGACTGCCCGGAAGAATCAATTTGGGATGATGACGCGGACGGCTTGCGGCTCTTGCCCGAAGAGGCGCTCAGGGCTATAGAGGTTGCGCCCGGCTGTGACGCGCTTGAATGCCCCGCCTGCTGGCATCAATACGAGATGTGGTCGGACGTAATCGAAGCGACGGGCGCGGCTGAGTATGGCGATAGAGTATTCTACGCCCTCAACCTGATCGCTTATATCGAGGAATGGGGCGATAGGTCGGGAATCACCCTCGAAGACTGGAACGATCTTGAAATCGTAAAGCGTAAGATTCGACAGATCGAGGAGCATGCCCGGTATGAGGCGAGCAAGCCGAAGAGTTCTTAATGTCAGCTAACCCTAATCAAACCAGGATAGAGGTCGTGATCGACGCCGCTCGCGCGAACGTCGAGGCAAGCAAGCTTGAGCAGAGCATGAAAGGCTACGAGAAGGCCGCTCAGTCTGCGGGTGCAGGTGTGCAGGGTGGATTGAACAGAGCAGAGCAGGCCGTTCAAAGCAACGCGCAGCGCCTCGGCCAGCTAAAGGGTCAAATCGATCAGGTCAACGCTGCGCTAAGAGAAGAGACCTTAATCCTGCAAGGTCAACGTCAGTATCAAGAGCAGGCATTCGGCGCGGGTAGGGTCAAAGAAGCGGAACTGTACGCGAACAAGATCAAAGAGACTGAGGGGAAGCTAGGGGAGTTGCTCGTTCAAAAGGCGCAGCTCGGCGAACAGTCGAAAAAGTTGTCTGATTCGCTCACGAGCACGACGGGCGCGTTCGATAGGTTGACGACTCGCGTCGCGGTCGGGCGTAACCTGTTTGCTGGCGCAGATGCGGCCATAGAAGGCTTAGTACGGGCGAGCGGCGGAATCGCTTTGCAGTGGAGTCTCTTGATAACCTTAGCTGCCGCGCTGTTGCCTCTCTTGAGCAGTCTCTTTAAGGCAAAGAAAAACATTGTCGAGATAGATCAAGAGTCCGCAACCGTGAACGCCTTGCTTGCCAGGTCAACAGGCGACGCGACCCGCGTGAATGCGGACTTACTTACCAGCTTCAGCAATCTTGCATCTCAGCAGAAGTCCTACACAAAAGACACAACCGAACTCGCCACGAAGATGCAGGCGCTTGAGTCTGAGGGGCGCATCGTCGGCCAGGTCATAGATGCGGATGGCAAAATCTTTCGCGTTGGCGCGCAATCAACAGGCGAGCTGCAAGACAGGATAGTCGAACTTAATAAGTCGCTTGCTGACCAGGAGAAGTCTTTACAGCCCGCGCTCGAATCGCTCAAGTCTCTGCGCACGCTTTACGGCTTGAATACAGATCAACTGCTCGCGATAGCAGAACGCCTCCGCATCTTCAATGCTGAGACGGAAGATGGCGCGCGCATTCGCGAGTTTTTCAGAGAGCAGCTAGAGAAAGAGCCTGAAGCGCTGAGAGAGGTTGCGAAAGAGGTAGATAAGGTAACGAAGAGCACTTTTGATCTTACAAACGCCGCCCGCCTCGCTTCTCTCGCGATCAAAGAGATCAAGCCGCCGCAAATCGACTTCGGCGCTGTGCAGGGGGTCTCAGGCGCAGAGTCCCGGTTGAATCAAGGCTTGCGCACGCTTGAGGCTGCCGGGGTTGAAGATAGAGCGACGCAGGCCCGCGCGCTCGCTTCCGAGATAAAAAGTCTGCGTGAAGAGATGATGCGCGAAGTTGCAGCGGGCGCGAGCATGGCCGAGATTACGATGCGCCTGTTGATCCCCACGAAGGAGCTGCTCGCGGAGAACGAGAAACAGGAGAGAGCATATAAGAAAATTCATGACGCTTACACTAAAGCAGATCAACTGGCGAAGGCTTTAGCTGGCACGACGAGCAATCTCAGAAAGGAATTGGAGCAGGCCAATGCGGCGACCGATGCGGTAGAAGGAGGAAGCTTTGAGGCACGTCAGCGCAAGGCGCAGGCCGCATATCAGGATCGCGTCAGAGACTTGCAGCGCAACAATCAGGCGACAGCAGAGAACCTCGCGCTCGCCGAAGCGATCTACAAAGCTCATTACGAGAAGATCAAACAGGACTCAACGCGCGCATATTTAGACATCCAGGAAAGGCTTGCCGCAATTCAGGGCGATAGCCTTCAAGATGAATTCGCCAGGCACAGGGCGAATATTCAAAAGATGCTGGACGAAGACATCAAATTCATGCGCGAGAAGGGGCAGAGCGAGAGTCAGATTCATGCCTATACCATTTTATTCAAACAGGCCCGCGAGGATGAATACAATAGGTGGCGAAAGAATGAATACGACAAGACTTTGAAGCAGTTCGTCGCGGCAGAACAGAAGGTCGCGGGCGAAATCTATCACATTCGAAAGAAGCTCCTCGACGACACGAAGGAAAGCACGCTCTTGTGGTTTAAGCAGCGGCATGATCTTGAGCTTAATTCGATGAAAGAGGCCATGCGGCTCCGCGAGCAGCTAGAGCGGCGAACGCTCTCAGGCGGCGCAAGCGACAATCAGAATTTCGAGAACAATCTGCATCTTGAGAGAAGCATAGAACAGCTCCGCAAGCTCGGACTTGAAGCGCGCGATGTGGATGAAATCTTCGGCTCTGCTTCCCTGTCTGTTGACCAGTTCGTAAGGCGCGTGAACATCCTACAGCAGTATGCAAACGGCGACGTTTTAGGCGGGCTGAAGTCTTCATTCTTAGATTTGATAAGCATTCAGAACGTCGCCATGACGACGGCGGGCGCATTCCCTAACGCGATGCAGGAAGCCTTCACCCAGGCAATCGTCTACGGCAAGAATTTTATAGAGGTATTCGGTAAGACCCTGCTTGCCGGCATCCTTAGCGCGATAGGGCAGAAGGCTATAGCAGAAGGCACGTATCATATTTTGGCCGGGACCGCGAAGCTGTTCAACCCGTTTACTGCGGCAGACGGCGCGCGCGAAATAGCGGCGGGCGTGGCTCTCGTCGCGTTCGGTTCTGCTCTGGTTGCGAGCGCGTCTGCGATTACGAGCACCCTGAACAAAAAGCAGGCGTCAGGCGGCGCGGGCGCTTCGAGCGGGCAAGGCTCCGGCGGGTCTGCGACCGATAGCGGAAGGCCAGAGCCTCGCAACGTGCCGATAGCATTTCCGACTACGGGCAGCAACGGGGGGCAGACTGTCATCAAGCTTGACCGGGCTGGCACGCGCGATTTTCTCGAAGGGCAGGGCGTCTTGACGGCGAAATCAATCGGCTCGCGAGACTTCCCTATACTTGAGAAGGCAGTTAAGAGGATGAAGAAGGCGAGCTAACGCTTGCGCTCAAGATTTCGCATCAAGTAGACTGCGCGCAAATGAGGCGTGCCGTGTTGATCTTTTGCGCGCTGTGCGTTACCGCCTGCTCGGGCCGCGCGTCTCTGACGCCTGAACAGGCGATCATCGGCCATTGGATGAATGAAAGGGGAGACGTACATTACTTTTTCACGAAAGATGCTTTTACTATAGTCGAAGCAGGTAAAGCGCCGCCGCCTGTTCAATATCGGGTCACGGAGATAAGAGACAAAAGCAATCAGCTAATGATCGACGTAGGCCCGCCGGGGCAGCCCGCCAGGCGGTTGACCCTGACGTTCTCAGATGACAGGAGGAGCCTTGTCACGACAGACGAGCTTCAAGGCATTCGCTTACCGCCCGCAAGATGGAGCTACGTTGACGCCGAACAGGCTCCGCAGTACATAGAGGACTAATAATAGAAATTCACCATCACGTCAGCAGGCATCCCGAACGTGACCCCTGCGCCTTGCCCGGTTACGAGCGTTAGTTGATGAGTCGCGAAGCTTAGCCTTAGAGACGCGCTCGCCGTGAACGTCGGGCCGTCCGGTCTTACCTCTGCGGCGGCACTGCCGCAGTCGAGGAACTCAAATGCTCCAGGCGAATGGCAAAAGGCGGTCTCGCTCGAATCCCTGAATTGATACACGCGCGTCTCCTGGGTGAATGAGTCTTGCGTGAACAAACCCCTCAACAGTATCGGCGGCACAGGCACGAGCCCGTCAGGCGAATTATCGCCGACCAGATGCGTGATGCTTACTTCGACTCTTACGGGAACGTCCTGGCGCGGTATGGGCAGGGGCAGTGTATCGCCTAAAGCCATCGTCTTCTTGATCTGAAAGAAATGAGAGTTCGGGTCTTTGATCGCTTTTTGAGCGAGCGCGTCATGTTGAAGCGTCGCCCCTGCGATAAAGCAGAGCGCGCAGAGCGCCGCCGTCAGTGATTTTTTCATAGATGGTCGCCTTTCTTTCTTGAGATAGGCCCGCATGAAACCTTAATTACAGGAACTAAGTCAAGCGCATGCCGAACGTCTTTCCATACTTGGGCAGCTATGGAAGCAGGCAGAAGACTTCCTATCGCAGCCTTGTTCGTGAGTACGACGACAACACGTATCGCCGGTACTCTAAAAGCACTGCGAAGCATGGCGAGCTAAGCATCCCCTTTGATAGCTACTCCTTGACGAAGAGAAATGCGGTCCAGGCTTTCTTCGAGGCGAATTGGAACCTTGAGTTTTACATATACGTCTGGCCCGAAGCCTCTGCGGTAGATTCAGGCGGCTCTTCCACGACGGGCCGCCATCTCGCGCGCTTCGACGCTGACCCTGAACTTGAATGGGAAAATAGATCAAGCTGCGCATACGGCGGCGCGCTCAAGATTATACTGCTCAGTTAAACGCCATGATCAAGATAACGGACATCGCGCCCGTACAGATAATGCAGACGGACGGCTCTATCGCGGCTGAAGAGTTCGCGACGATAGCCTTCTATCACGACGGCCAGCAAGAGGCGCAGATAAAGATGCGCTTGTCTGACCTGCCCGAAGGCGTCAGCGCGGAAGACGGGCAGAATGAGCTTGAGCTTGTAAGGAAATCGTAACCCCTCCTCAGTTGCCCCATGCCGAGAACGGTACCAAGCGGAATAACAGCGCTTCGCGGTGTGTCTGCTACCCGTGCGCCTCTGTGGCTTATGAAGTGGGAGCTGAGCAGCGGCACGCGGTACTATTCGAGCGGGCAGCAGGTGAGCTACGGCGGAAACACCTACCTGAAGAACCGCGTCAAATCAATACCTTCATTCCAGGCAGGCTACATAGACCGCAAAGATCGCGACTTCTCGCGGCTTGAGATAGAGCTTGATAACCTTGCCGACGACGGAAGCTCAAGCTTTCCGTTCACCGTGCTTGACGCCTCGGTCAACTTCGAAGACTCTAAAATCACTATCTACGCATACTCGCCCGACGCCTCGGATGCCGCGCTCATGTGGTGGGGCTTCGCGGGCCGCCCACGCTTCAACGGGAAGGATAAGACGGTGACGGTCGGCGCGAGCTTCTTCTGGGACTCCCTCGACCTTCAGATACCCGCCAAATTGCTGCAACAGGCAGGATTCAACCCGCTGGAAACCTCCTCACAAAATTCGGAAGAGAATCAAGACGAATTTTCCATCCCTATCATCTTCGGAGCGGGCGATCTGAAGGTCCGCCCGCTCATCTATCGCAAGCTCACAAACGGCTCCACGCTCGGCGTCAATTTCATACTATCAGGCACGCAATCGGGCGCGGCCTTCTCCTCTTCTGATCTGACCGCTCAGGCGATGAAGCTCTTCGGCAACACGCCTGCCTCGCGCATAATCTTCTTTACGGGCGGCGCAGACAGCGCGATAGCTCCCACGAACCTGACCGCCTTCCCCGACGGCGCAGCTCACCCGCTTGTGGCCTACGGCTACGCCGAATTCCCCATCACGAATGAGATCAAAGACCGGATCGAGGATCTGAGGCCGCGCGACATCAAATGCCGCATCGCGAATGGCCGCCCGCTCGTAGACACCGGCCTGCCTTCCGAGAATATCCCCCTCATCGTCAAAGACATACTGCGCGACCCGATTTATGGCTGCGGGCTTCCGAACTCGCTCTTCGATGCGACCGTCCTCACGTCAACGGCGAATTACACCGGGACTCGCTACCAGGCGCGGTACGAGCTGCACGAGCAGGTCACGATAACGTCGCTCATCCAGCAGATGTTAGGCGACGCGCACTGCTACATCACCTTCGACAACGGCCTGATACAGATACGGGCGAAGAGAAACAATGAATCATCCGTCGCCACGTTTGCGACGTGCGACTCCGGTTTCTCTGGCAGGAAGATTGACGGCGACTCGGTTGAAGCCTGGGAGAAAGATTTCTCCGAGCTTGTCAACCAGGCGACGCTCAAGTTCAGAAAGAAGCGCGAGGCGCGCGACATCGCGACCCTCTACGACCCGAACGCGCAGGCCCGCGCGGGCGGCACGGCTAAGAAGGTCGTCGGCATAGAGATAGACGAATGGGACAACGGCGGGCTCTACGATTATCCTCAGGTACAGATCAACCTTGCAATCCTGATCCGCGAGGAGCAGAACGGGAACCTGTTCATCTCTTTTGATTCGCCTTTGTGGGACTGCCTCGACGTATCGCCCGGCGACATCATCACGGTGCGCTCGCCCGACATACCGAACAACGGCAGCAACTTTTTATTCCGCGTCAAGAAGCAGACCTTTGACACGGAAAATTTCACAGTCGGCTTGACATGCCAGGTCTACAAGACGGCAATCTATAATGACGACGCCGTCGCTTTAGGCGTTGACCTGCTTCGCGGCGCAGATGACACGTCCGCGATGGGCCGCCCGCCTGATGTCGTTCCGGTGAGCCTCGCGGTTCAGGACGTAGGAAC